TCAGTCCGAAGTCACTCAGGAAATCAGCCGGGACGTCAGGCCCTGATGGAGGTGCCAGTGTCGCTGAATCCTTCGTGAGCAGCATCACGCAGAACACGCCGTCATCGGCGATCAGTGGCGCCTCACGTACGGTGTAGGCGTCGCCCGCCACCGTGACGCTATCGCCATAGGTCAGACCGCCGAACTTCGACACTTCAGCACGCAGCTGGTACTCATTCGTGATCACCCGGCCATTGGCCACGTACTCACCAGGCATGTCGAGGATCCCCAGACCAGAGGTGCCGTTCGCGGTCACGGTGACCCCGAAGTCTTCCAGAAAGTCTGTTGGATCCTCAGACCATGCCATCGCTCAACCTCAGCCGTACTTCTTGAGACCGAAGCCCAGGCAGGTAACGGCGCTCGAGGCTGTGCCGGTCTTAGCCGTGCAGCTGAGGCGGATGTACCGCTTCAGGTCATTGCTGTTCAGCGTCAGCACCTGCTTCGCGGCGGCATTGCCGATCGCGGTGAAGGTGCCGCCAGTGACAGCGGTGAAGGTCGAGTTGTCCGAGGACTCCTCGATCCTGAAGGTCAGATCGGCACCGGCGCCGGCAGCGGTGCCGGTGAGGATGATCTGCACGTCGCCTTCGTAGTCCGTGATGTCCACGCCGGCCTGGTTGCCGGTCGCGGTGATCGTGGTGGTCGGGAGCAGCGTGAAGTGCTGGAGCTTGTCCAGCGTATGCTCATGAACGGCCATGGGTCTTGGGGGTGCGGGGTTTGCGCGCCCGAGGCTGCGCCTCAGGCTCAGGGGCTGGATCAGGGACCGGATCCCGCACCACCTCCGCCTTGCCGCTGCCGAGCAGCAACCAGGCATCAGAGCTGGATACCTCAACCACATCACCAACCCGGGCAGGCTGGCCGCTGATCGAGGTCTGGCGCAGGATCCGAATCCTCATGATCACAGGGTGTTGTTACCGCGGCAGAACGCCTCAGGGTGACGGACAGCGAAGTCCAGATCCTGCAGCGCGATCACGCGGACGCCGCCGCTCTTGGCCAGGGCTGCCATATCGACGTTCAGGTCGATGCCAGACCAGAGGCCCAGGAGCAGCTGATTCCACACGCCGAAGAACACATCGCCAGCCGCGACCTGGTTCGAGCGAACCACGGGGTAGCCGTTGACGGTGCCGCCGGGCTCAAGCACGAACTGAGCCGCGCCGGATGCCTTGTCGGTCGTCTTGAATGCGCCGTAGCGGGTGGAGTTCGTCAGGTATGCCATCGCGCCGATGTCAGCGTTGTCGGCATTGATGCTGGTCTCCATGTCGACCAGCTCGGCATACGTCGGGCTGTCGGCGGCAAAATCCACGGTGTTGATGCCCGTGGTCAGCTTGACGCCTTGAGGCTGACCGCTGGAGCCCGCACCGTAGAGGCCGGCTCGGTCGATCTCCAGCGCCAGAGTTTCAACCAGGTCATTGCGGACCAGGGTCTCAACGTCCATGCTGGACTGCAGCATCAGCCGGCGGGTGAAATCGGTGTAGGCCCCCACGGTGCGGGGGGTCATGGTCACCTGATCAACCGTCGGGTTGCTGCCGGTGGGATCGCCACCTTCGGCCAGCCAGTAGGCGGTGCTGGCGCCCGTCTTGCGGGGGATCGCAACCGGACCTTGAAGGCCGGTCAGCGTGGTCATGCCCAGGGCGTTCAGCGCCAGGCGGTTACGCAGCTGTTCAATGAAGCTGCCGGGGCGGGCGTCGGTGAAGACCAGATCACCAGCGGCGCTGGCGCTGGCGACGGTCAGGTCGCGCTTCAGCACGTCATGCGGCACCCAGATGCCACGGGCAGCCTGGCCGGTCTTCTGCTCCACAGCAGCCGAGCACTCACGCTCGAAGGCCGCGGCCTCCTGCAGTGCACGGTTGGTGGGATCCATTTGAGCGCGGATCGCGTTCAGGAAGGAGAAGCTGCGGGCCTCCTTGTCGGTCAGGCCGATGTCGGCGGAGCCGCTGGCGATGGGCTGGGCGGCGGGGGTCACAGACGCTGCAGGGGTGGCGGGTTGCTTGGCACGCTTGCCGATTGCAGCCAGCACCTCACGCATTGCGTCAGCTTCGCTGGCGCCACGCTCGATCAGGCCCTGAGCCAGATCGTCGGTGCTGTGCTCGCGGCAGAGGCTGGTGATACCGGCGACGCGGGTGCGCTCATCGGCCGCAGCCTGCGCCCGCACCGCCTCGAGGTCGATGGTCGGTTCCATGGGTTTGGTGGTTGGGGGGTTGGTTGCGGCCGGGGCCGCGGTGGCGTCATCATCGAGACTTCGCCCGATTCCGACGCTGGCATCAGCTGGCACGCTGACGACGGACACCTCATGGGGCTGCCATGAGGTGGCCAGGATTCCGTCCTGGCCGTTCGAGCGCAGCGGCTGCGCATCGGTGATGCTGTAGCCCACCGACACATTGCGAAGGATGCCATCGCGGATGTCGGTCAGCTTCTCCTCTGCGAATGCGCTGCGTGAGAACCGCACACGGACATAGCCGCGAGCATTCTCAACCCAGCCCTTTTCAATCACGCCCAACACTTGGTTGGGGTCGTGATTCCACAGAAGAGGAGCACCATCATTCAGGCGAGTCATATCCATGGCGCCATCGCCATGGCTCAACACCTCGGGACCGTACCAGCGGTCGACGGGAACCTCTGAGCTGAAAGGAAACTCCAGCGTGCGAGCATCCTCTTCGCCTTTGCCGCGCACAGCGGTTGCGTAATCGAAGGATGCCACTCGCTGCAGCGGCTCTCGGTTCAGCTCGCGCAGATCCATCGTTCGGCCATTACCTGGACTCAGCATAGCCCTGTCACCCGTTGCCTCCTCGAACAGGATCGGCTTGTAGTCGTGATCGGCCAGCCATGCCTTCGCTTCAGCGACAGTGAAGCGATCGGCATCGAAGCGAATCGCTTGAATCTCCACAGGTTGATCTGGGTTGATGCCAAACACAAAATCAATCCCAGGACCACCGGCATCCTGCTCACGTGCGAATCGTTCAAACTGATCGGGATCGACCAACCTGGCAGCGTGCTCATTCGGATATGGCATCAGACCATGCCTCCGTCAGCGGCTGCCAATGGGTCGGCATTGGGGTCTTGGCTTGCGGTCGCGCTGGCGTCTGCCGGAGTGGACTGCGCCGCGATGTCATCAGTGGCGTAAGGATCTTGAGGGATGATGCTGCCCGGCGGCCGCGCCTGGGTCAGGCCGGCGCCGGACACCTTGCCCGGGTCGATGTCGAGCGTCAGACCCAGCTCCTGCGCACGAGCCCGTTCTGATGCCAGATCCTGCAGCAGATCCTCCAGATCGCCACCACCAGCGGCCACGATCTCAGCCTGGCTCTTGAAGCCACACCGCACTGCATCCTTGTAGGCGGCCACCTCCTTCTGTGGATCCACCCATTCCCATCCACGCGGGAACCACTTCACCGCCTCGTAGCGCTCCGGCATCAGATCGAACCCGGGCAAGGTCAGCTCACCGGCGGCCTGTGCTGCCATCAGCCAACGCTCGAACACCGGCTGGCACACGTGCTCGATCAGCCAGTCCTGCAGCATGCGCCACATCTCCCGGTCCTCCAGCAGGCTCAGTCGGCTGGAGCTGTAGTTGCTCTGGCTGAAGTCCCGCGAAATCGTCTCGTAGCTGCATGAGACCGCCGCGGCCACCGCTCGCAGCATGCCGCGCATGAACGGCTCGAACTGGCCATCAGGCGCGTCCAGTTGGGGGACGCTCACGCTCTCGCCCGGCGCCAGGTACTTGAACACGCCCGGCTCGAAGTTGCTGACCCGCTCGTCGTCGTACACCTCATCACCCTGCAGCTCACCCTCAGGACTGGTGATGAATCCCATCAGGCTGGAGCTGGCGCGGGCCCGCACCACCTCGGCCTCCTCATAGCCCTGCAGGTGGTGCAGCCGCTTCACCGCCGACGACATCCATGGCACACCACGGGTCTGCCCAGGGCGGTCGGTCACGAACAGGTGGATCACCTCAGATGCCGGCACCTCCCGGGTCTCGTACCCGACGCCATTCACCATGTCGCCAGGATGCCGCGTGCGGAAGGCATAGCTGATGGGCCGCTGCCACCGGTTGACACGCACGCCCATGCGCCACTCGCTGCCATCCGGAAGCGGACCCAGGCTTTTGCCCTCGTCGCAGTAATCGCTCTCGATCACCTCCAACGACAGCGGCACACGGCCGCGGCCCATGGACTCCGGCACGATCCGCAGGAACACCTCGCCTGATTCGGCGACGCTGCAGATCGCCAGCCGCAGGATCTCAGCGAACGACAGCCGGCCGGCGACGTGGCAGGTATCCGCCCTGCACCAGCGCTGCCATGCGCTCTCGATCTGCCGATTCAGATTCTCATCCAGCCGGCCGCCGCCGCGCTGCATCGGTACGCGGCCCTGCAACCTGATGCCACGGCCCACCACGTTGGCGCCGATCGCTCGGATTGCCTGGCGGGCGTAGGGGTTGTCCCGCACGAGCTGGCGGCTGCGGTTGCGCAGGCGCACCAGGCTGCCGTCGATCTCAGCGTCGGCGCTCGTATTGCTGGTCACCCAGTCCGACGTGAGCCGCGACACCATCGCGCCTTCATAGGCTCGCCGGCCGCGGCGCTGAGGCATCGTTGCTGGCGGTGGGTTGGCCACCTTCGACCGCTTCCGCTTGCCCATCAGCTGAACCTCACGAACAGATTGCCCGGATTGCCCAGGCCGGCGGCCACCTTCTCGGCTGCCTTCTCACGCGCCACGACCGCTTTCAGCTGCGCCTCGCGTTGCATCAGCGCCGAAAGGTCCTGGCTTGTGTAGCTGCGGTTGCCAATGGCATAGCTCTTGCTGCCCTTCGCCACGATCGCCCGGATCGCAGCCTGCACGGCCGACAGATCCTGTTCGGCTTGGCTGCGGCCATCAAAGGCGGCAGGGCTGCCGGCGTATTGCAGGCTGGGCAGCACGGTGGTTGCGCCAGATCCGACGGTGATCACCGTCGCGCCGCTGCTGATCCGCGTCTGCCAACTCCACAGGCCAGCATCAAATCCACCCGATGTGCCGGCGGCGATCGCCATGTCCCAGCCACCATCAGCCCGAGCGGTGCCGACCACCGTCGCACCCTCGGCGGCAGTGTTGGTCCGCAGGTAAGTCGTCATCACCCACGTCGCTGACGTGGCGGCATTGCCCGACAGATCAACCGCTGCGGGCTCGATCCATTGCACCGTGTCGCCAGCGCGCAGTTCAGCCGGAACAGTCACAGGCAACACCTCCTGGGGGCACTGTAGCGGAGCCGAAAGAAACCCCGCAGGTGCTACCAACACCCGCGGGGTTCGTGACAGGAGTTGTCTGAGAAACCAATGAGCCCACACCCTACCAATTGCTCACGAAACTGCCGCCACCACCACGAGCACGCCGCCGCTGGCGTGGTGCAGCCGCGGCCGGCTGGGCAGTGGCATCAGCCGAGGCAGCAGGCAGCGGCGCTACATCACCCGCAGCACGCTCCAGCTGATCCCACATCGTCGCCCGGTGGTATCGACGCTTCACCAGCTCCAGCACCGCCAAGCAGTACACCGCCAGGTCGAGCGGTTCGTTCCTCGCGCCTGATGGCTTCTGCCACTCCAGCACCTGAAAGCCCTTCACCTGTCGCGGCACCAGCCGTTCACAGGTCAGACCCGTCAGGTATTCCTCAGTGGCGTTCTGCCCGAAGTGCACCGCCCCGGGGCCCGCGCCCTCGCGCTTCAGCCTGGCGTAGATCGTGCGCTTCAGCGTGTCGCCGCCCACCAGGTACAGCGTCACACCGCCCTTAATCGTCCGCCCTCGCCAGTTCACGTCCACCTTGCTGCCCTTGCTCAGGGCTGGCGCCGCCCTGGTGCTGCTGCCCTTCAACGCCACCACACCCTCGCGCACTCGAGCACGGCAGAACTCATAGGCCTCCTGCGTGAAGTGGCCGCCGGTATCCACCCCGCAGTGCCGCACCGTCATCACGCCCCCGGCCTCACGCGGCCACTGCGTCCGCCGGATCGCATCCACCTGCTCCCACACGTGGCCACCCGCCGGGTCGCCATCAATCTTCTGGTGCCACACCAGCCACATCTCCTCGCCGCGGCCGATGCCCCACACGCTCACCTCCAGCCACGTGTCCTGCACGTCAACCGCCATCAGCAGCAGCAGCACACCAGCCGGGCACCACCCCGTCTGATACGGCTCAGCCGCTGCCCGGGCCATCAGCCCATCAGCCGACACCTTGGCCAGCGCCTCATCCTCCCAGGCCTCTGCAGCCCGCTTGTTCACCCAGCCCTTCAGCAACAGCGGGTCGGCCTTCGCCCGCAGGAACTCATCACGGATTTTGTCCCAGCTGGTCCACCCGGCCGGCGCATACCACCCCGGCAGGTGGAAGCCTGCCGTGATTCCATCACCCTTGGTGCTCGGCTGCCACGCACCACCCAGCAGCATGCTCGTCTTGTGGAGCTCCGCCACACGCTCGCCGCACGCCGGGCACTGCGCCCACACCTCACCATCCGGCCGGTCCCACTTCATGTGTTCGCGCCAGCGCAACACCTCCAGCGATCCACAGCACGGCATCAGCACCGCGAACTGCCGGCGGTCGCTCCGGCTCTCGAACTCCTCTGTGATCCGGCACGCGCCACGGGTCCCCGGCGTGCTGGTGATCAGAACCTTGCCCATCGGGAACGTGCTGGTCCGCGTCTCGGCGTTCTCCAACGGGTCGCCCTTGTCGTCCGCCTCCAGCGGGTAGGAGCTCACCTCATCAGCCGCCAGATAGGCAGCTGGCATCGACTGCAGGCCGCTGCCGCTGTTCGCACCGGTGAGCACGAACAGGCCACCCCTGAACTCCTTGAGGAACATCGTGTTGCCCGAGTCCCGCGACCGCGCCGGCGCGATCAGCTCACTCAGCACCGGCGTCTCCTTCAGTAGCGGATCCAGCCGCTGGCGGTTCAGGCGCTTCGCCATGTCCAGCGTCGGCTGCACCAGCAGCGTCGGCCCCGGCCACAGGTGGATCACAGCACCCAGCCAGTTCAGCACTACCTCGGTCTTCCCCATCTGGCTGCCGAACATCAGCACCACCCGCCGCCACGGACTCGACGGGCTCAGGCAGTCCATCGGCTCCCTGAGGTATGGCGTCCGGTCCGTGCGCCATGGCCCCGGCTCGCTGCTGCCCTTCCGGCTCAGCATCCGATGCGCATCAGCCCACTGGCTCACCGTCATCGGGTCCGGCGGCCGCAGCCCCTCACGCCATGCCGCCAGGTATTCCGCCGCTGCGTCAGCCATCCGCCAGCACCCGCAACGCCACACGGATCTCCTCGCTCAGCAGGTGATGAACCTGCCGCGCATCCTGTGTCGCCGCCAGCATCGGCGCCAGCCGGTCCGGGATCCCCATCAACCCATCACGCACCGAACGCGCCAAGGCAAACGCCTGTGCCTTCACCTCAGCCACCGGCACCAGCTCGCCCCTCCCCTGCAGTGCCGCCAGCTTCGCCTGCTCCGCCTGGTAATGCTCACGCCTTGCTCGGCTCTCGTTCAGGTCCGGGATCGCATCCTCAGGCAGCGCCTCGATATAGGCGCGCAGCTGCGCAGGCGTCGGCGCAGGCGCAGGCGCGGCCGCCTGCGCAGCAGCAGCACCAGCCGGTGTGCCCACCTTCGCGTTGTTGTTCCGCAGCGTCCGTTCGTCCCACAGCGCCAAGCCGCGCTCCAGGTCGATCAGCTGCTTGCCGTTCTCCGTCACCAATGCACCGTTCAGCCGGCCTGAGCGGATCGCATGGGTCACAGCCGCCGGTGTCACACCCTTGGCCTTCGCAAACTCTCCCTTCCGCACCAGCACCGTTTTTTTTAGCGCTCCTTACGCTTAACTTAAATCCTACTGCTGCCCCTTAAAAAAGGTCGGGGAGGGGGCCAAAGTGCTTGCTATGACTGGGTTTTAGAGGGTTAGGGGGCTCCCGCTAGCGAAAAAGGGTGCCGCAGGATCACCT